CCGAAGCCCCGCTCTCACTCCCGAATCTTGACGAGCCCGACCAGGACGGAGAAGCGCCATGAGCCGAGCCCACAAGCACGCCCACGCTCAGCGCCGCGGAAACGGTCGCGCAGTCCGCCGCCGCGAGACCCGGTTCCAGGAGAAGGCCGCTCGCCAGGAGGCCCGGCAGGCGGTACAGATGGCACGACAGAGGCCGGCGTGACCCGGGCTAAGCCCAAGCCCAAGGCCAAGGTCATCACCAAAGCCCGGCTCCCGAAGCTCTCAAAGACCGAAATCCGCACGAAGCAGGCTTCGACCGTCTTCGACACGCCCCCAGACCCGAACCGCTTCACCGGCACCCGCGAGGAACAGGTCGCCGCCGCCTACGCGGCGAACCCGAGCCTCGCCAAGCCTCTGCCCCCGCTGCACAAGACCGCCACAGCCCTGCAGAAGGAGCTGATCAGCCGGACGCTGGCTCGACGCCGCTTGTTGCCGTTCGTGCAGCGCATGAACGAGCGCTACGACGCCGGGTGGGTGCATGAGGACATCTGTCGGCGCCTGGAGAAGTTCAGCGACGACGTGGCCGCGGGCCTGAGCCCCCGGCTGATGATCCTGATGCCGCCACGGCACGGGAAGTCGGAGCTGGCGTCCCGCATGTTCCCGCCCTGGCACCTGGGGCGGCACCCGGAGCACGAGTTCATCGCCTGCTCGTACAACCTGAGCCTTGCGATGGGCTTCAGCCGGAAGGTGAAGCAGGTGATCGACGACCCGGCCTACCAGGGCGTGTTCCCGACGAAGCTGGACCCGAACAACCAGAGCACAGAAGAGTGGGGCATCGCCGGCGAGCGCGGCGGCTACGTCGCAGCGGGTATCGGCGGGCCTATCACGGGCAAGGGCGCCCACGTCCTGGTCATCGACGACCCGGTGAAGAACGCCGAGGAAGCGGACTCAGCCGACGGTCGTGAGAAGGTGTGGGAGTGGTACTTGTCCACGGCCTACACCCGCTTGGCGCCCGGCGTCGGTGTGCTGATCATCCAGACCTGGTGGCACGACGACGACCTGAGTGGCCGCATCCAGCAGATGATGGTGAACGGCGCGGACGACGACATCGACCAGTTCGAGGTCGTGAAATACCCGGCCCTGGCCACCGACGACGAGTATCTGGACGGCGTCACCGGGAAGATCGTCAACGAGATTCCGCCGCTGGACGCCGACCCGGGCGGCACCACGTACACCCTGCTGCGCAAGAAGGGCGACGCGCTGCACCCTGCGCGCTACGACGCGAAGAAGCTCAACAAGATCAGGGCGCTGAACCGCAAGGACGACGGGACGGATGGGCGCTGGTGGAGCGCGCTGTACCAGCAGAACCCGGTGCCCGACGATGGCGGCTATTTCACGAAAAGCCAGTTCAAGCGCGCCCAGACGCCGCACATCAGCCGGTGCAACGTGTTCATCGCCTGGGACTTTGCGATCAGCGAGAAGAAGCAGAACGACTACACCGTGGGTTCCGTGGGCCTCCAGGACGAGGACGACATGCTCCACGTGGCCGAAATCGTGCGTTTCAAGTCCGCTGACAGTTTCTTCATCGTAGAATCTATTTTGAATCTGTCTGCGAGGTGGCCGAGTGCGAGCCAAGTCATTGGCTTTGAAGACGGTCAAATCTGGCGGGCAATCGAGGCACTACTCAAGAAGCGAATGCGAGAACGCCGGATGTACCCCGCCATCGTTGTGCTGCCGCCAATCACCGACAAGCTGGCGCGAGCGCGCCCGCTTCAGGGTCGCATGCAGCAGGGGATGGTCAGCTTCAGTTCGAGCGGCGAGTGGTTCGAGACGGCACGCAATGAGATGCTTCGTTTCCCGGCTGGCGTGCACGACGACCAGGTCGATTCGCTGGCCTGGATGACGAAGATGGCGATGGAGCGCGCGGCGCCCCGCAAGAAAGTTCACCCGAGCCTGCGGTCCTGGCGCGACAAACTGAAGCTCGCCGCCGGCGCCGGCTCACACATGGGAGCCTGAGATGAAACCGACCCCGATCGCACTCGCAGTCCGCCAGCTCATCTGGGAAATCCGGTACGCGAAGGAGAAGAACCGATGAGCCCCGCCGAGTTCGTGTTCTGGCTGCGCGGCTTCATGCAGGCCGAGCCCGAGCTGACCCCGGAGCGCCTGAAGGTGATCCGTAGCGTGCTGGAGGACGTGATAGTGTCCCCGCCCCCGCCCGCGCAGGCGCGTATCCAGGGAGTTCAGGACGCTTGGCGCACTGATCTGCGCCGCAAGCTGGAGGAGGAGCGCAAGGAGTTCCTGAAGTCCTTGCCGCCGCACAGGCCCTGGAGCGTGATCCCGACGGCTGGGTGTGAGCTATGAACGTCGCCGCCCAGCTCGTCGCCCGCTGCTTCGCGGCGCGCACCGCCGCTCACCTCGATCACCTCACCACCGAGAGCTACGCCCAGCACATGGCTCTCGGCGACTTCTATGACGCCGTGGCCTCCGGGGCGGACGAGTTCGCGGAGTGCTACATGGCGCTCCACGGCAAGTTCACCTCGGCGGATTTCCCACGCATCAACACGACGCTGGGCGCCTCCATCAACACCATCACAGACCTGCGCACGTGGATCGTGGACAACCGCGAAGAAGCGTGCGAGCCCCCAGGTGACAAGGACTCCGAGAACGAGCGCGAAGACATCGACTGCACCGAGTTGGCGAACCTCATCGACAACATCCTGGCAGTGATCGACCGCGCAATCTATAAATTGAAATTCCTCTCGTGAGTCACCCATGCCACTGAACACTGCCCTGTGCATGAAGACATGGAACAGGTACCAATGGGCGCGTGACAACGGTCATCAGCGGTTCGTCGAGAAGGCCGACAAGTGCGAGCGCTTCTTCGCCGGGGACCAGTGGGACCCAAGCGACGTGGCTCGGCTCAAACTGGCGCGTCGCCCGGCGCTGACGATCAACAAGATCATCAGCACGGTCGGCAACGTGATGGGCGAGCAGATTTTCAACCGCTCCGAGACGAGTTTCCGGCCCCGCGCCGGCTCGCCGGATGAGGTCGCCGAGGCGCTGACGAAGGTCTACAAGCAGATCAGCGACAACAACCAGCTCGATTGGAAACGCAGCGACATGTTCGCTGACGGGATCATCACGAGTCGGGGTTTTCTGGACGTGCGGCTGGGCTTCAAGGACAGCATGCAGGGTGAGGTACTCATCGAGAACCTGAACCCGAAGAACGTGATCATCGACCCGGACGGCGAGGAGTACGACCCGGACTCGTGGAGCGAGGTTTTCCTCACGAAGTGGGTCACGGCGGACGACATCGCGATCCTCTACAACAAGACCGACGCCGAGCTGCTGCGCAACCGCGAGCAGAGCTACTTCCCCTACGGCTACGACTCGATTTCAGCGCACCGGGACCGCTTCGGCGACCGTCTGAATCCGATGTACCAGGGCGACTACGACAACTCGTCCGTCCTGCGCAACATCCGCGTGATCGAACGCCAGCACCGCATGCTGGACCGCCAGAAGCACTTCGTGAGCGCCGAGGGCGACATGCGGGCGATCCCCGAGGACTTCCCGCGCGACAAGATCGCGTGGTTCGTTGAGAAGTTCGGGTTCACGGTGACCTCGAAGCTCGTCCGCCGCATCCGCTGGACGGTGATCGCCGACAACATCGAGCTGCACGACGACTGGAGCCCGTACAAGCACTTCACGCCGGTGCCGTTCTTCCCGTATTTCCGTCGCGGCAGCACGATCGGCCTGGTCGAGAACCTCCTGGGCAGTCAGGAGCTGCTCAACAAGGTCAGCAGCCAGGAGCTGCACGTCGTGAATACCACGGCGAACAGCGGCTGGAAGGTGAAGTCCGGCTCGCTGACGAACATGACGCCCGAAGAGCTGGAGCAGCGCGGTGCGGAGACCGGCCTCGTGGTCGAGACGAACGGCGACCCGGACACGGATCTGGTGAAGATCCAGCCGAATCAGGTGCCGCAGGGCCTGGACCGCATCAGCTACAAGGCTGAGGAGCACATCAAGACGATCTCCGGCATCAACGACTCGATGCAGGGCTTCGACCGCGAGGACGTGGCCGCGAAGGCGATCGACAAGAAGAAGCAGAGTGGGCAGACCGGGCTGGCGAAGCCCCTGGACAGCCTGACGCGCACCGACCACATGTTGGCGCGGAACATTCTGGACCTCGTGCAGGAGTTCTACACCGAGGAACGGCTCATGACGATCACGCACAACCGTGCGACCGGCGAGACTGAGACGTTCGCGGTGAATCAGGCCACGCCCGAAGGCACAATCGTCAACGACCTGACTCTCGGCGAGTACAGCGTGGTCACCACGTCCGTCCCGCACCGTGAGACGATGGAGGACAGCCAGTTCGACCAGGCTGTGGCGATGCGCGAGATGGGCGTGATGATCCCCGACAGCGTGATCATCGACTCCAGCCGCCTCCTGAACAAGAAGGACATCATCAAGGCGATGGAGGGCGACAAGGAGAGCCCAGAAGCCCAGGCCCAGGCCCAGCTCCAGCAGCGCGCACAGGCCGCTGAGGTGGCGAAGGTCGAGGCCGAAGCCTCCGCCAAGGGCGCGGACGCTGGCCTGAAGAAGGCGAAGGCCGACAAGACCGTCGTCGAGACCCAGGTGCTGGCGAACACGCCCATCGAGAACCCGAACAGCGGCGAAGACCCCGAGCTGGAGTACGCGAAGGCTGAGCATGAGGCGGGTCTCGCCGAGCGCGAGCAGGAGCGCAAGGAGCGCAAGGACTTCATGGACCACGGCCTGAAGCGTGAGGTCGAGAACAACAAGCTGCGCCTCCAGGCACAGGACATGGCAGCGAAGCGCATGGACGCCCGCGCTGCCGCTCAGGCACAAGCCGCAGCCGCGGCCCAGAAACCCCAACCCCAACGACAAGGACTCCGATGAAATTGCACTGGCTGCTCCGCGCTTTCCTCTGGGCGCTCTCTCCCGGCATTGTTGGCGGCGAAGGCGGCGGTCCCGTCGACCGCGGCGACGACTTCACCCCCACCGGCCCCGACGCCGAGGAGCCGTCACCAGACGACAAGGCTGCTGCCGACGAGGCGCTGGCCGCTGAGGTCGCTGCCGCTGAGGCTGCGAAGGCGAAGAAGGAGAAGCCCGCCGTCGAGCCCGAGGCTGACGAGGGCGACGAAGACGGGGACAAGGACAAGCCGAAGGCGAAGAAGCGCATCCCGCTGGACCGCCACGAAGCGATCCTGAGCAAGGAGCGCGACCAGCGCAAGGCGCTCGAAGCCCAGCTCGCCCAGTACCAGCAGGGCGCGAAGGTCGCGGACATCAACGTCGAGCTGACCGCTGCCGAGGAGAAGATCGGCAAGCTGGAGAGCGACTACGCCAAGCTGCTGGCTGATGGCGAGGTCGAGAAGGCCACGAAGGTGATGGCGGACATCCGCCGCACTGAGCGGGAAATCTCCGAGGCGAAGGCGGACATGAAGATCGCTGCGGCTACGGCCACGGCCATCGAGACCACCCGCTACCGCATGAGCCTGGAGCGGGTCGAGGCAGCGTTCCCGGCGCTGAACCCAGACCACGAGGACTTCGACGCCGAGCTGCTGGGCGACGTGGCGGACCTGAAGACCACGTACGAGCGCAAGGGCATGACGCCTACGGACGCGCTCCAGAAGGCGGTGAAGAAGCTGCTGCCGACCGAGACCGTCAAGCAGGACGACGCCGTCACGGTGAAGCCGAAGGTGGGTGCTGCGGACGCAGCCGCTGCGGTCGCAGCCGAGCGCAAGAAGGGCGCCGTGGCGAAGACCCTGGAGGCCACCAGCAAGCAACCTGCCAGCCTCGCGAAGGCTGGCATGGACAGCGACAAGGATGGCGGCTCGGTCAGCGCGAAGGACGTGCTGAAGATGTCGTTCAAGGACTTCTCGGCACTGGACGAGCAGACGCTCGCGAAGATGCGCGGAGACGTGCTGTAACTCAACTCACCCAAGGACTGACCATGAACCACATCCAATCCCCCGCACCTGTGACGCCTCTATCGAGGAGGAAATCCTCGCCAAGGGCCTGACTGCGCCGCGCATCACGCCGGCGGACATTGAGGACAACATCGAGGCCGTGCACTATTTCACTGCTGCGGACGGCGTCATCGCGGCTGCCGTGGAGAGCACTGGCTCCATCGGCGTGTACGGACCAGATCGCGGATCACCGCTGCATCTCCTGACCTTCTGCGTCTTGGTGCTCAAGAACGGCTTCACCGTCACCGGCGAGAGCGCCTGCGCCAGCCCCGAGAACTTCGACGCCGAGGTGGGCCGCAAGATCGCCCGCGCCAACGCCGTGAACAAGGTGTGGCCGCTGATGGGCTACGAGCTGAAGAGCAAGCTGACCGCCTAAACCAGGAGAACTGAAATGACCAAGCAAGTACGCATCGAGAACGCCGACCAAGCGCCCTACAAGGTGCTCGTGGAGGTGTGGGACAAGGGTTACCCGGAGGGGCAGCCCGACGTGCTGCAGAAAACTATCGAACTGAACCACCCAACGGCCATGACCGGCAGCGACTGCTACCTCACGAGCACGCGCTACCTCGTCGTGAAGGAAGCGCCGTAGGGTGAGATCGAACCTCGAAGATAGAACGGCCCCACGGGGCCGTTTTTCTTTGCTATAGTTCCGCCATCGTCAGCCTGCACGACAGCCAGGCACCCCGCGCGTCGGAGCGATATTCGACACCAAGAGTCGCAAGTCGAACCAAGAACGCAAAGGGGTAGCCGTCATGGCAGTGACCAATTTCAGCCTGCTCACCTCGGAACAGAAAACCGTGTGGAGTATGGATTTGTGGAAGCAGGCTCGTAATATGAGCTTCGTCAACAAGTTCCTGGGCAAAGGCCCGAACTCGTTGATCCAGCACATCACCGAACTGAAGAAGTCCGAAAAGGGCGCCCGTGCAGTCATCACGCTGCTGGCCGACCTGACCGGCGACGGCGTTGCCGGTGACCGCCAGTTGGAAGGCAACGAAGAGGCGATGCAGACCTTTGACCAGGTCATCCGCATCGACCAGCTCCGCCACGCCAACCGCCACGAAGGCAAGATGGCCGACCAGAAGTCGGTTGTTGAATTCCGCGGCAACTCCCGCGACGTGCTGGCCTACTGGCTGGCCGACCGCATCGACCAGATGGCGTTCAGCGCCCTCGGTGGCCGTAGCTTCGCGATCCGCCCGAACGGCTCGACCCGCATCGGCTCGGACCTGCCGAACCTGGAGTTCGCTGCCGACGTGACCGCGCCGTCCACCAAGCGCATGCTGCGCTGGGACAACGTGAACAAGGTGCTGAAGGACAGCGCCTCGGGCTCGAACACCAGCTCGGCCATCGTCAACACCGGCGCCGCGGTCAGCAGCGACTTCCCGGCTTGGCAGACCTTCGTGCAGCTCAAGGCGTACGCCAAGGACCGCTACATCCGTGGCGTGAACGGCGAGGGCGGCGAGGAAACGTACCACGCGTTCCTGACCCCGCAGGCGTTCGCCAAGCTGAAGGCCGACAACGACTACAACCTGAACCTGCGCCACTCGCAGCAGACCAGCAAGAACGACGCGCTGTTCACGGGTTCGAGCGTCAAGATCGACGGCATCTACCTGCACGAGTTCCGCCATGTGCCGAACGTGTCTGCCGGCATCAGCGGCACGAACATGTACGGCGCCGGTTTGAACCTGCCGGGCTCGCAGATCCTGTTCTGCGGTGCGCAAGCGCTCGGCATGGCCGACATCGGCGCCCCGGACTGGAACGAGAAGGGCTTCGACTACGAGAACAGCCAGGGCATCGCCATGGGCAAGATTCTCGGCTTCCTGAAGCCCAAGTTCGGGACGATCTACGAGAACAACACCGTCGAAGACTTCGGCGTGCTGTCTTGCTACGTGGCCCAGTAACCTGAAGGCCAAGGAGAACACACCATGAAGAAGCTCGCAAATCGCGTTGCCCAGAACGTCATGTCCCAGGAGTTCACCTTCGAGTGGAACGACTGGGTCATTGACTCCGCCGACGGTGCGAAGAAGACCCTCGGATCGACGGTCGCCCTGTCGAAGGACCCCGCCGAGTCCGGCCTCACCGGCCCGGTGGCGAACACCATCACCTTCGACGCGCTGCCGATGCCTGTGGGTGCGGTGCTGGTCGGCGGTGAGGTGATCATCGAGGCGGCGTACGCCGGCTCTACGGCTGCCACGCTCACGCTGGGCATCGCCGGATCGCTGACGAACATCTTGGCGTCCAACGACCTCAAGGCCGCGGCGAACACCCGCACCGCTCTGCTGTTGACCGCGGCTCTGACGTGCAACTCGGGTCAGAACATCCGCGCCACCATCGCCTACACCGTGGCAAACGCCACCGCGGGCAAGGTGCGTGTGCGTGTGCTGTACACGATCGACGGACGCGCCAACGAGATGGTCGGCGCCTGATTCACGGACCAGCCGTGACCCATAAGAACGGGGCCTGACGGCCCCGTTCTTCCACCAGCAACCACAAGGACCTGACGATGAAGTTCACCATGCCCCGCAACCGTACCATCGCCTCGACGTGCGGCCTGTCGATCGAATTCAAAAAGGGCGAGCCCGCCCTGGTACCCCCGGCCATGTACGCCGAGGTCATCGCCGCCGGCGGAGTCTCGGAGGACGAGATCCCCGAAGACGAGCTGCCGACGAAAGCTGCCACGCCCGCTGCGCTGGCCGAGCGCGAAGCCGCGCTGATGGTGGCGTTCAAGAAGATCGCGTTGCGCAACGACAGCAAGGACTTCACTGCTGGCGGCATGCCGCATCTGGCTGTGATCCAGGCCGAGACCGGCTGGCGCGTGGACTCGAAGGAGCGCGACGCCACCTGGGTGAAGTTCACGGCCGGTTCGGACCCGGACTAAGCCATGACGCCCGGCGACCTGCTCACGCTGTTCCGCTCCGAGGTCAGCGACGTTGCGACGCCGTACCTGTGGATCGACGACGAGTTCTTCAGCTATGCCGACGACGCACAGAAGCAGTTCGCCCGCCTCACCTGGGGGCTGATCGACAGCTCGACGACCGCCATCGTGGACATCCCGCTGGTGGCCGGCACGAACACCTACGACCTCAGCCCGCTGATCCTTGCCGTACGCGCGGCGCGCGTGACTGCCACGGGCCGCGGGCTCGACATCGTGAACCAGGAGGACATGCCCGTACGGCGCATGTACTTCGACGGCACGGAGGGCGTACCCCAGGCAGTGATCCTGGGCATGGACACGGACAAGATCAGTGTGTGGCCCGTGCCGATCGAGGATGAGGCGATCAAGCTCTCAGTCTTCCGCCTGCCGCTGGCGGACATCACCAGCGCGAACGAGACGACGCCCTTCGAGATTGCTCCGCAGCACCACCGGCACCTCCTGCTATGGGTGAAGCACCTCGCCTACCTCAAGCAGGACGCGGAGACCTACGACCGCATCAAAGCCGCTGAGTTCGGGGCCGCTTTCGAGGCGTACTGCGCACGAGCCAAGAAGGAACAGGACCGCTCGCGCCACAAACCCCGCTCCGTCACGTACGGAGGGATCTAGTGATCCGCATCTGCTTCCGCTACCCGGAGAGTTCAATGAAGCGCCACCTGACTGCCTTATTTCTCGCACTGTTCGCCTTGTTGTTGTTCGCCCCGATCCTGGCCCAGGCCGGCGAGTGCGGTGTCGGCGGCACGGCGAAAAACGTGGCGGGCATCGAGGTCACCAAGACCGACCAGGAGGCCAAGGACCAGCAGGCCCGCATCGGCTTCGACGGGTACTGGTGGACATGCCCGCCACCGAAGTTGGTTCCTCCTGTACTGCCCAAGCACTGCATACCCGAGAAGCACGAGGCATTCCGCACCTGGACAGTCGGTGAGAACCACTGCACCACTTGGCGCAAGTACGCCACATCCCCGACTGATCCTGCGCGTGACCGCGTGATCCTCGAAGGTCGCACCGATGTGTGGCAGCAGTGGACAGGCACGATGCGCGGCATGCTGATCGAGCGTTGCGTAGCCGGTGTGCGGCAAGTGGCCGGTGCGACGTGCGAGCCGGTCACGCATTGCGATCACAAGTGGTCAACTTCAGCGGATGGCGGCAAGACGGTCTACGTGATCGACGCCCGGCCGAAACCCGTGCCAATCGGCGAAACAGTGCAGGCTGTAGCGGCCAACGGTAAGACTCTCGACGTGAAGTGCACCGTCAACGGCTTCGTGAGCCGCCGATGAACTTCGATCACCAGCCGCAGGTAGCAGCCGCAGGTAGCAGCAGCGGCAGTGTGGCGAAGGACGCCGTGATCCACGAACTGAGTCGGGATCGCAAGTGACCGAACTCACCCTGGCCCCCTCCGATCTGGCGCGACTCCGCGAGGACGCCGAACTGCTGGCGTGGGTACTGGCGCACCCAGAGACTGCAGCCGAAGAGCTGGACGACGCGGCGGCGGGCGAAGGATCTGCCAGGGCCAACCTTGAACGGCGGCGCGACTCCACATTCACAGGCTGACATGGCAATCACCATCCTTGACCCCACCGTAGCCGCCGCAGTCGCTGCTGCCACGTCGCAAGAGGCCCAGCGCGCCGCGCTGCTGGCCCCGTTCGGCAGTGCCGATGTGACCGTGCGCGCACTCAACAGCGCCACCCTGCGCGAGACGATGACCTACGGCGCCTGGGTGACGGACAGCCTGACGCCACGCGGCGCCACGCTTGGGCCGCTGCTGGCCCGGTCTGTGGCGTCCACGGGCGCACCCTCGAGCTTCGTGTTCAGGGCCGGAAGTCTGGACGTGTTCAGCATGACAGGCGGCGTGTCGCCCGAAGCGGCCGACATCGTGCTGGTGTCGGGAATCAGTGTCTCTGCCCGCACGAACTTGTCAGACGGCAGCATGAGCAAGGTCACGGTGACGGCCAATCCAGCACTTGCCGTCACGGACGCGGTTGCGACAGCCTTCGCGCTCACCATCAGTTCCACCAGCGGAACGAACGGCATCGCTGTGACGCTCACGGTGACACCCAATGGCCCGATCCCTCCCGGCGGTGCATCGGTGACGCTGGCGGCCAGCAATGGCGGCACGCTGGGCACCACGAGCCTGTCTTTCACGTCCGGGTCGGTCGGTTCGCTGGGCACCACCCTGACACGTTCCACGGCTGGCACCAGCACGGTCACGATGACCAACAACAAGGGCCTTTCCAACAACGGCAGCCCGGTGAGTTTCACCAGCGTGGCGCCTGCTGCTGTTGGCCCGACCCTGGCGACCCTGACGCTGACCGGATCGGATGGCGCAAGCAAGCCGTTCACTGTAGGCCATGCCTTCAAGAAGGGCCATATCCCGGCCGGCGCGAGCATCCTGCTATCTGGCACCAGCGTGAGCGCTCAGAGCACGATCAAGAGCACCTGGCCGGATGGTTCGGCCAAGATCGCGGTCCTGGCCGGCACGGCGACGATCTCAGGCGGCACAGCGGCGCTCACCGTGTCGTCAGGCCCTGCCGCCACTGGAACAGTGCTGACCACGGCTGACCTGATCGCCACGGGTGCCACGGCAGTGGTCGATGCTGGCGCGTTCGGGGCAGCATCGTTCGGCGATACGGAGTGGGCGGCGCCGTTCCAGGCATGGATCAGCGGGCCGCGGATGTCGTCGTGGGTGTACCGCAAGCCAGTCGGGAGCGATGCCCACCTCGTTGCGTGGCTGGAAGTGCGTCTGTACGCAGGCGGACAGGTCGAGGTGTTGCCGTGGGTCGAGAACGGATACATCACGGTGGCCGGGCCGACCAACAAGAGCGATACCTACACGTTCACGCTGGGCGGGACTTCGATGTTCAGCGCGGCCATCGACCTGAAGCACCACCAGCGCACACCGCTGGTCAGCGGGACCGCGCTTTCCTACTGGCTGGGATCGGACCCTGCCATCGTGCCACTGCACGACGCGGCTTATCTGCAGTCTACAGAGTTGGTCCCAACCTACTTTGCAGCGATGTCGGCTGGCAGCGGTCGCATGACGGCGCAGCCTACCAGTTTCACACCGCTGCAGGCCGGCAGCTTGGTGTACGACAGCGACAACATGGCCTCTGCCGGGTATCAGCACCCCATCGGGCTGTTGCCTGAGCATGACGTGCTGCATCTGGTGGCCCACGCATCTGACAGGCAGACGACATACCGCAGTGTCGTGTGGAACGGCTACAGCGGTGGCCGGTACGGCATTCACTACCGCGACGAAAGCACAAACCGGCCGCTGCGCTTCAGTCAGCATCCGACGCTGAACATCCGCAGCGGTCAAGGCTTCAAAGACACGGGCGGCAGCACGGGCAGCAATTACACGCCGGTCGTTTCCGGCGGCAACCCGCCGCAGTGGGATGTGGCACATAGCCCGAATCTGGGGTACATGGCATACCTGCTGACGGGCCGCTTCTACTTCATGGAAGAAGTGCTGTTCGTTGCGACGGTCAACTACCTGGGCAACGGTGACAACTCGCAGTTGCGTACCGGGTCACAGGGTCTTGTGCAGACCGCCACGCAGGCATGGCAGACCCGTAGTTGCGCTTGGGATTGGCGTTCGCGGATCATGGCTCTGACTGTCGTTCCTGATGACGACACCACGTTGCGCACCGAACTGATCTCGTGCGTCGAGTCCAACATCGCGCACTTTCACGGACGCTATGTGGCGCAGGCCAACAACCCGTTCGGCTTGATCTTGCCTGGCGAGGACGCCTATAGCGGCGGCGTCGACGAGGTCGCCATCTGGCAGCAAGATTTCGTGACAGCCGCATTCGGGTGGGCAGTGTCGCTTGATCTTCCCATCGGCACCACTCCAAAGTCGAACCTATCCGCGTTCTTCCAGTGGAAGGCGCAGAGCGTCACCATGCGGCTGGAGGCTTCGTCCGGGTGGTGGTACATCAACGGCGCCCCCTACACCATCAAGGTAGGCGGCAGCGTCAACCAAAACAGCTACAAGAATGGCACCGGCCCGTGGCCGGCAGACCCATCCGCTGTGTACGCCCTGACCTACGCTTCCCCTCCGGCATGGCTGGGCAGCACCGAGGGCACGCTGGCGTTTGATTTCCAGCCAAATTACGACGCAGGCGTTAAGGGGGTGTGGGGCAATCTGCAGCCGGCGCTGGCCTACGCGGTTCGGCATGGCGTGACTGGCGCGCTGGAGGGCTACACGCGCATGGTCGAGGCCAACAACTGGAGCACGTTTGAAACTGCGTTTGCTAGCCGCCCGGTGTGGTCGGTCAAGCCCTCAGCCGGGCTCTTGCCAGCGTGGCTTCAGGACAAGCCTCTCAACTCGTGGTTCAGCATCCCAGGCACGACAGGGGCTGGCGGCGCTTCAGTCGATGCCTACAGCGGATTCGGCCTGCGGGAAGACACCAGCGAGCTATTTGTCATGTGCGCTGGCGGGCATCTGGACTCTTCCGACAACCGGGTCACCAGCATCAACCTCATGGACGATGCCCCGACGTGGCTGCTTCGTGGCGAAACGATCCCTGCGGCCCTGGACGGCAACGCATCAGCAGGCGCTGACCGGCTGATGAACGTCACCCACTACTTGGACGGCAGGCCGACCAGCAGGCACACCTACTGGAACAACTTCTGGATGCCCGAGTTGAACCGGATGATCAGCGTGGGCGTGCGGGGCGAATACGCAGGCGCCACGGCCGGCGGCACGGCAATAGACGGCTTTAATCCTGACACGAATCGATGGGATGCGGCCGGGACATGGCCCGACACAGCCGGCGCAGACATCATCGGTATTGGCAAAGACGGGTTTGGAGACGTTTGGACCGCCCCGCTCCGCCACAAGTTCAGCCATGACGGCCTGTATACCAACCCGTCCACATCAGGATCGTTCCCAGGCTGGCGCGGCCCGGCCAGGTGGGACGCAAACGCGCAGCGGCTTGTCGTCATCCAGTTCGGTGACGGATTCGGCTACGGTACACCAGTGATCAATATCACGCGGATGAACCCGCTTAGCGGCGTTGGAGAGGCGATCTCCATTGCCGACAGCGCTGCAAAAACTCAGTTCATTGCTGATGCGCCGCTGAACGCTGGCTGTGATTACTGCCCGGACAACGGCAAGTTCATGTTTATCGATGGGCGCTCTGGCAAGCAGGGCCGCTTCTACTGGATCACGCCTAACTCTGGCACGACCTGGGACATGGAAATCGCCACATTCGCGGCTGGTTCGGCCTCACTCCCCGCAGTGGGAAACGCCGGCACCCTGTCGAAGTTCCTATACATCCCGAGACTGAAGGGCTTTGTATTCATGCCGACATCTGGAGCCGGCTTGTACTTCCTGCGCACAGCCTAGTCCACCAAACTAAACGGGCGAAAAATGACTGTCCTATATTCAAACGATTTTGAGGCTGAGACTACCTCGGCTGCGCTGCCGAACTGGGAGACTAGGGGTGGCGTCGGGTTGATTGTGTACGCCGGTACTACGGGATCGGCAGTGCCAATAAGCGGCACAAAACACTACGGTAGAAACAGCAATAATGACTCGTCGTTTTGGACTGGCGGATGGTCGCTGACAGATCAAGCGGTGCGGTGTGCGCAATCGCTGATGAGCAACGGGTCTTCGATTGGCATCGTTTTGCGAGCCGCATGGACAGACCAGAATTACTACTGTTTCTTTACGTTTGACGGCTCAAACATCTGGGCGAATATCGACATACGAGACAACGGCAGAGTGTCGCTTCACACCGCGGCGTCAGGTGTAGCAGGCACTGCCGGCGACGTTGTGCACACTGAGGCAAGGGCCGTTGGCACGTCAATTGAGTATCGTGTATGGGTTAACTCTGATGCACGGCCATCCGCGGCAACCGTGTCTGTCACAAACGGTCTATACACATCAGGGGCGCCTGGGCTGCGGAAGTACGGCGCGACAGGTCACGCCTCGGTTGACAATCTTGTCATTACTGACGCGACCGGCGGCGAGGATTACTGGTACGCACCTGTAGCCCCCACCGTCAGCGCGCACCCATCGGCGCAGTCCGTCACCGAGCCAGCCACTGCCGGGTTCAGCGTTACGCTTTCAGGCACCTACACGGGCATCCAGTGGGAATACAGCACGGACGGCGGCACCAGCAGCGCCGGCAACGTGCCTGGCGGGACAGGCGCGACCTCCACGTCCTACACCACGGGCGCAACTGCGGTCAGCACTGGCAGCTACCGCAACGGCTACCGCTACCGTGCGGTGGTGACGTGGAGCGGCGGGACGGTCAACAGCAACTGGGCCACGCTCACGGTGTCTGCTGCCGGTACAGCGCCGTCCATCACCGTCCAGCCGAGCAACCAGTCTGTGGATGCCGGATCGACCGCGAACTTCTCGGTCACTGCCACAGGGACTGGCACGCTCACCTACCAGTGGCAGCGCCAGCCCAGCGGGGGCGGCGGGTACACCAACATCAGCGCCGCAACGTCCAGCAGCTACACCACGCCAGCGACGACGATCACGGGCGGGTCGGCCAACAACGGCGACACGTACCGCTGCGTGGTGACCGGAGACACCGCACCGCCGGCCACGTCCAATGCGGCGACGCTGACCGTCCTGCAGCCTGTTGCCACCACCGTGAGCGTGACACTGACGACTGACGGCACGACCCCTGCGGCCAGCCTGACCGGCCTGAAGTGGGCCTTCTACGATCAGGTCACGCCTGACTTGTTCACTGCGGCACCTGTCGTCAAGGGGGCAGCAGAGACGACGGACGGCAGCGGGGTGTTCAGCGCCTCGATCACCGGCACGACGCTGCGGCAGGGTGATGTCGGCTACCTGATCGTCACCAACAGCAACGGCACGACGACGCAGGGCGCTGCGCTCAAGGCGTTTGCTGCACCTGTGGTGGTGGCCTGACATGCCCGCAATCTACGCCTCGATGCGCAGCGCCTCAGACGTGGCGCTGTACCCAAGCATGGGCGAGGCGCCGCCTGTCGTCATCCCCAACGCCCCGACTGGTGTCAGTGCCACCGCGACGGGCGGATCGACGGCCACATTCAGCCTGACCGACACCAACGGCGGGACGGCTGTCTACCGCTGGCAGATCAGCCTGGTGGGGTCTGGCACATGGGCCGACGCAGTGGGTGGCACGAACCCAGCCGTCAGCGCGACGTTCCTCGCTACGGGGGGCACGCCTGCGACCGAGTGGCTTGTGCGGGCGCGTGGAGAGACGGGTGCCGGCGACAGCGCGTGGGTGCAGGCCAGCACCAGTTTCTGGTTCGACAACACGGGCGTGGGTGGCGGGACCATCGGCGCGGCCGACACGACGCCCCCAACGCTGACCGGCAGCATCGCCATCACAGCCCTGACGGCGGCCAGCTACACGGCAACGTGCCCAGTGGCATCCGATGCTGTTGGCGTGAGCGGGTATCAGTGGCGCCTGGGTGGGTCTGGCGCATGGACAGATATCGCATCCGGTGGGAGAGTCGCCAGCTTCTCAGGCCGCACCCCGTCAAGCACCGACACGCTGGAGATGCGCGCCCGGGATGCGGCCGGGAACTTCTCTCCAGCCCTGACGACCAGCGTCACGCTGCTGGCTGTAGGCGTGGCGCCAACGGTCACGCTGCAGCCTGTCGGCGCAACGATTGTCGAGGGTGTCACTGCCACGTTCACGGCGAGTTTCGACGGCGTGCCGACGCCGACATATCAGTGGTACAGGGACGGCCTGGCGATCAGCGACGAGACGGGGCTGTCGTACAGCCTGGTCACTGTGCTGGCCGACAACGGGGTCATCTTCACTTGCGTTGCGACGAACGCGGCCGGGACCGTAACGACCGACCCGGTGACGCTGCTGGTGGTCCCGCAAGGATCGGCAACCGCATCCGAAATCTGGAACTACGTCCTATCCAACGGGCAGACCGCTGAGGTGAACGTCCTGGCGATCCGCACGCTACTTGAGAGCATGCCCGCCTCGGCCATCGCCGACGCAGTGTGGGCGAAGGTGCTGCCATGACAACCGGCGCCCGTCTCGTTTCGCTCTCCGGGCTGTCGAGCGGCACGGCCATGGCGCATCTGCTGGCCATCGTCACGGGTGGCGGCTCGGGCATGATCGTGAATGACGGCATCGCAGTGGAGATGGCCCCCATGGAAGTAGAAGCGCTACTGGCGGACGTACCAATCGTGGCTGAGCTGTAGGACACAGCCACCCTGGTCGAAGTTGCATCCGCCGAACCAATCATCGTGGAGATTTGCGAATGACCGACATCACCCGCAAGCGCGGCGACACCTACGCCGACGAGTTCATCATCAAGAGCAAGACCACGAAGCTCCCGATCAACATCGCGGGGTACACGTTCACGCTCACAGTGGACCCGTCGAAGACCCCAGTCGATGACGCGGAGAACCTCTACCAGCTCGCGGGGACGATCCTCGACGCTGCCAACGGGCGTGTCGAGTTCGCACCCACTGCAATGCAAGCCGACCAAGTCGGCGCGTTCTACTTCGACGTGCAGATGATCGACGGTGCAGGACGCAAGCGCACCATCGAAGGCGGCAAGTACAAGTACGAGCAAGACATCACAAAGACCTGACAAAATCGAAGCTCGAACATAGATCGGAGTACGACTTGAATGCACACACAGACAACGCGCCCCTCGATTCGCCAACGCCACCACGGCGGAAACCAGTCTTCGATCCGACCATCAACTTGGGGCACATCCTGACGTTCCTCGGCTTCATCGCCGTCGGCGGCGGGGCCTACCTGAACATCGAGAAACGAGTCACGGTGCAGGAGGTTCGCAGCGAGCTGACCTACCGCGCCATGGAAGAAGAGAAGGGGCGTAACAACTCCAACCTCAACGAGATCAAGAACGACATCAAGGAAGTCCGTCGCGGCATTGACGAGCTGCGCAGCAACAACAGCAACACCGGCAACGGAGGCCGCAAATGAAACTCGTAGCTGACTGGAAGAAGAGCTGGACGTGGTTCAGCATGTGGGCCGCGTCGGTCATTGTGGCCTGGGGCTTAATCCCCTACGAAGGTCAAGTGGCCATCGCCGCGCTGCTGCACATCCCCGCCCCTGCGATCCCTGCCGTCCTCGGCCTCATGGTCATGGCGGGCCGGCTGACCAGTCAGACGAAGGCACCCGAGTGAAGCTCGCCCTGCGACGCACTGCGTACACGCTCAACAGCACCATCGGCGAGCTGAGCGTGGACGGCGTCTTCGAGTGCTACACGCTCGAAGACATGGTGCGCAACAACGGGGTGAAGGTCTACGGCAAGACCGCCATCGACCCAGGCACGTATGCCGTGGAGCTGACCCGCAGCCCGAGGTTCAAGCGCATCCTGCCGCTGCTGATCAACGTGAAGAACTTCACCGGCGTGCGCATCCATCCGGGCAACTCCGCCAAGGACACCGAAGGGTGCATCCTGGTCGGGCGCGTCAAGGGCATCGACTGGATCGGCCAGAGCGTGGCGGCGTTCGACAAGCTCTTCGCGAAGCTGGACAACGCCATCAAGTGTGGCGACTCAGTCTCACTGGAGATCACATGATCGCTGTCTATGCCGCCCTGGCCTCCGCTGCCGTCTCGCTCGCCCTCGGCGGCTGGCTCGGCGTGCGATGGGAAGAAGGCAACCAGGCCATCGCCCTGAAGGCCGCGAACGATGCCCGCAAGGTCGCCGAACAGAACGCTGCCGACGTGGCGCTCACTCACGCCAACAATACCGCCGCGATTGCGGCCCAACTAGGAGACCTCCGTGTTCGCATCCGCTCCCTCACGACTGGCCGTGATTGCCTCAGCGCTGCTGCTGTGCGCGTGCTCAACGACGGCTCCGCCCCCGGTGTGCCCGCCGCTGCCGCCCAACCTGCAAGTGCGCCCGAAGCCGCTGCCACCGATCAAGATGTCGGGGACGCCCTTGCCATCTGCCGCAGCGGTTACAGCCAGCTCTCCGAGCAACTGAACGCCATCCTCGACATCACCACAGCAAATTCGCGGCACTGACCAGTGGCGGGTGTCGCCGCAATACGGTAAAGGATCGGAGCCGTTACCCAACCCGCCTCAGCGCCGCGCAACCGAATCCTTGACCGGGAACCGCGGCGCACCCATCTAACTTAGAATCAGCTAACCCCACAGGAGCCCACCATGGCCAACGCTCTCTACGCCAAAGGCAAAGAAAAGCTGCTCAGCGCGACGAGCGCGATCAGCCTGGATACGGACACCATCAAGGCGTGTCTGATCATCAACACGTACGGGCAGAACCTGTCTACTGACGAGTTCTACACGTCGATTAGCGCGTACCTCGCAGGCGGCGCAAGCGCGACGATGAACACGCAGACGCTCGGGACCAAGAGCATCACCGACGGCGTGTTCGATGCGGCCGACATCACGTTCCCTGCCGTCACTGCCGGCGCGACGTGCGAAGCCGTCGTGCTCTGGAAAGACACTGGCGTCGCCGGCACCTCACCGCTGATTGCTTACATCGACACGATCACCGGCTTCCCGCTGCTCACGAACGGCGGTGATGTGACGGTGCAGTGGGACAACGGCGCGTACAAGATTTTCAGCCTGTGAGCTGAGCTGTGCCCACCGTCAGCGGCGTGATCTACGACTCGACGGCGAGCGCTGTCGCCGGTCGAACGGTGCGCGCCTACCGGCGCGACACTGGGGTGCTGCTCGGCTCGGCGGTCAGCAGTGACGGCAACGAGACCCCGGGTGACGCGAGCTACAACAGCACCGAACTGCTGATCCGCTGCGCCGGGGCGGACGACAGCACGGCGTTTACGAGCGAGGCGTACGTTGCGCGGGCAATCAGCAACCCATCGAGCAATGTCAAGGTGAAGACCGGGGTCTCGCCGCCCGTCGGCGGAAACTCAGCGTACTTCAACAACTCGACCTCGACCTACCTCACCGTCGGCGCAGCAGCGGACTACAACTGGTTCTCGGCGATGGACGAGTCGTGGACCTACGACGGCTGGGTGTACGTCTCGAACGTGACGGGGACGAAGGCCCTGCTCACCAAAGGCACGAACAACAGCACCATGGCAGCGCCGCTCATCACTGTGAGTGGCTCTACCTTCTACTGCGATGTCTACAAGTCGAGCACGTACGGCAGCGGCGGCGGGGCCTCGAAGAGCGGCATCACGGCGACGACGTGGCAGCACGTCATGGTCACATACGACAACACTACGCGCACTCTCAAGGCCGCGGTCGATGGCGTGTTCGGTGCTGGCGGAACCGTCGTCGCCAGCTCGAACTTCTCGACGGTGAACGGGCAGCTCCTGACGATCGGGCGATTCAGCGACGCTTTCTCCCCGATGGACGGGTACATGGCACAGATGCGGCTGACGCGCGGGATCGTGCGCGAGACGGCGAACTTCACTCCGCCGACGCTCCCCGCCTACGCCAATCTCTACGTCGCCGCCACGCCGCTTGGCAGTTACAGCATCGACACCGCCGGCCACACTGGCGAACTCAACGTCATCGCGCTCGATGACGTGGCAGGCTCGACAGAGAACGACCGCATCATCCGCACGACGGGGGTGTAGCCATGAGCTACACACCGCCTGCCGGCGACGAAGCGGATCTCCAGTTCGCAGGGGCCTACGTCCCGTTTGCCGGCGACCGCGCCGACCTGACGTTCGAGGAACTGGCCGCAGGCGTCACCCGCGCGCAGGGGATCTCACCAGCAACTCACTTCGGTTCACCGAAGGTGCTGGTCTCAGCCATTGGCTGGCTCGCGACTCACTTCGGCACGCCGTTCACGAGGGTCTTCACATACGCGAGCGGGTTCACGTCCACGACCTTCGGTGCGCCGCGATGGGGCGTCAACACTCAGCACACCGCCGCTGCGCCCTCGACGGCGTTCGGCACCGCGGCCATCGAGCCGCACGTCATGCCGATCTACAGCACGGTGTTCGGCACCCCGAACTCACCGTACCTGCAGACCGGCGTAGCCACCGGCTTCTTGACGACGCAGCTCGGCCCCGACCCGAGGCTTATGACCGTCGGGTATGCGCTCTCCTCGCCGCCGAGCACCGTCGTCTCCACGGCCTACACCGCCACCGACCAGACCGCTGAGGCCAGCGGCACAGCATTCACGAAGTTCGGCACGCCGTTCTACGGTACTCCGCCGGGGATCATCATCAACTGGCGCTGCGTCGCTCGTGGGTGGGAGACCACGAACTTCGGCACACCGCGCGCACCGCACACCGTCGCGACCCAGGCGACTGGGTTCCGCTCGACCCGGTGGGGCTGGCCGAAGGGCTTCTCGCTCGGCGCCTTCTCCCGGCTCGGTACGCCCCACGCGATCCGGGTGCAGCCCACCACCGGCTGGACGAACACCGCGTTCGGCACACCGCATGTGGTGTACGTCGCGGCGCCAATCTATGACACGGCCTTCGGCGCGCCCGCCGCCAAGGAAGGGCATCTGGTCCTGCCTCGCGCTCCGCGCACGCGCTTCGGGAACCCGGCCAGCTTCATCGGCGGACACATCGCGTTCGGCATCCAGCTCGGGCGCTTCGGCCAGCCGTCAGCGTCCAGCGCGCTCAACCGCAGCGCGTCAGGCTGGACCTCGACTGCGCACGGCGCGCACACTGCGCGGCTGACCTACAAGGCCACCCACATCCCGCCGCCGAACAAGATGGGCGTGCCTCTGCTGCGAAGGAACACGACATGCTGAAGTTCGAGAAGTTCTCCGGGATCGACAACGTCGCCCAACCCCACCGCCTGACGAAGGATCAGCTCACCGTCGCCGAAAACGTGGACATCGGCCTGAGCGGCGAAATCTTCCGCCGAGGTGGGTACTCCGGTGCGTCCGGCGTGTGCCACAAGAACGTGTGGCAGGGCAGCGGGTTCATGCTTGCAACGACCGACGGCGGCGACCTCGCCGTGACGACAGGCGCGACGCAGACCGTGCTCTACGCCTCGCTCGGCATCGCCCGGGTCTGGTACTGCAACCTGCCCGACGGGCGGACGACTTTCAGCAACGGCCTCATCAACGGGATCACCGACGGCGCTGTGACGACGAAGTGGGGCGTGCCTATCCCTTCCGGCATCGGCGCCGTTACCGACGTGGCCGGCAACCTGCACCCCGGCAGCTACCAGTATCAGGTCACGCACGTGCGCTCTGCCGACGGGCTCGAAGGTCCGCCTGCGTACTCGAACCCGGTGCCGCTGCCCTCGGGCGGGATCGTGCTGACCGGCCTGCCTGTGCTGGCGGGCCACACCACGAACGTCTACATCACCGGGCGCGACGGCGGCACGGGCTACTACGCCGGCAACACAGCGAACGCCGCCTTCTCGTTCACGGGCACGAACGAGCAGCTTGTGCTGCCGTGCCGAACCGAGTTCCTTGACGTGATGCCCGTCGGCACCGTGACGGCGTTCTGGCGCGGGCGCACGCTCGTCGCGGTCGGCCCGACCCTGTACGCCTCGCAGCCGAGCCAGTGGGAGCTGTGCGACATGCGCAAGAACTTCAAGCAGTTCAGCGGCGACATCACGCTGATCCAGCCTGTCGACGGCGGCATCTTCGTCGGCACGACGAAGGAGTTGGCATTCCTGGCCGGCACGGAGTTCGACAAGCTGAGCTACGAGCCGAAGGTGGTGGGCAGCACCGTGCTCGGCTCGGGCGTCTCTGTCCGCGGCGAGCTGATCAAGCAGCGCGAAGGCGCTGCCCTCGGCACCGCCATGATCTGCATTGCCGACGGGGTGCTGACCGCGGGGTACAGCGACGGCAACGTGGTACGTATGACGGAGGGGCGGTACGAGACAACTGCGACCGAAGTGGCAGCGACGTTCCGCATGATCGACCGCATTCCCCAGTACATCGCCATCCCGCAATGAGCCTGCTCAATCCTCACTGGGCTGCTATAGGCGGCGAAGCCATGTCGGGGAAACCACCCCCGACACTGACTGTGCATGCACCGCCCGGGACAGAGTTGAGCGCGGAGCAGCTTACGGGGGTCGTCCACGCACACAAGTTGTTCTGCGACGCGATCCGGGTCTCAGTAGACCCCAACATGGTCCACGTGGACTATTGCATGCTCTCTGACGGAACGCAGATCCAGCTCACTTCGATCCAAGGTGCGCACGAAGTCTCGGTGTGGCCGTCAGGCGTGAAGAAGCCAGAGCCTCCGTACCGGGGCTTCGTCATTCGCCCGATCAGGACGGACAACCCCGCTTTCTCGTTCCCGAACAGCAACGTGCTGCTGCACTGCGTCCCCGACGACGCAGAGGTGCTGCACTGGGAGCCGTGGCTCTCCCCGTACCGGATCGGGAAGGACGAGATCCAGATTGAATACTTCGTTGACACCGAACGCAAGATATACGACGAGAGCGTAGCCCCGAGGGCGGACGCACGGTACTTCGACACGTACACTCGCGACGGCGAGAAGATTTACAGAAACGCCGAGAAGGAAATCTACCTCGCCGTCCCCGCCGGCACCCGCGTGCCAGTCCGGGCGAAGAGCATCGACGACGTTGCGTGGTTTTCGATGGGCGAGTCCGAGCTGCAGCGCATCGTGTTCGACCCGTCGAACCCACCGACGCTGTCCCCGCTGTGGAGCCGCGCAGAGATCGAGCCGCCGTTCGCTGGACTGTTGACTTACTCTGGAGGGCGACCGACAGAGAACATGATCGAGTACATCGGCTACAACGTTCGAGAGACCACCTGGGACACACGGCGCCGCGCGCTCGGACTGCTCACCGCCGCGCCATGGGTGACGGGGGCGACGGTCTTCGTCCAGTATTACCGGCTGACCCCGTTCTTCCCGACGGGCGGGTGGGTGTCGGACAGCTACGAGATCCCCACGCTCGCGCCGCTGCGCCCGAACACGGACCCAGAGTCGTACTGGCTCGGCACGGGGAACACCAGCGGCAAGATGTACGCGACGGATATCTCGTCTCCTGACTCCCGCACGCAGCTCGACTACGTCAAGCTGCTGACCGACTCCAGCACCGTACCGATGTTCGACGGCATCAGTGCGACAGTTCGGCGCGAGGTCAACCTCGACGCCCACCGGACGAACGGCATCGTGACGTGGTGGAACGAGTGGGCGGCAGGACCGATGTGGACCGCTTCGATCAATGGACCAGTGGTAGGCGAGTACCCCGACCAGTACACCGACTGGACCGGGTACATCTACGTCCAGGGGCCGCGGGCGCCATCCCCGAACTCCCCTGG